CATCTTCATTAACTCTCATTTTAAATTTTTCAAATGTCATTGAATATAATTCACTTTCAACAACTTCTAAATCAAATTCTAATGCCTTCTTTACTAAGAATTCATAATTTACTAAATATTCCGGAATTAATCTCTGTGTATTCTCAATAAATATATCAACCTTTCTACTATAATATTCATCATTATTATCAAATCTCTTAATAATCGCCCAAATAGGAATTGTTCCCTCATCTACAACCTTTCTGCCTTCCGCTATTTTTCCTCCATTATCTTCTATTATTTTTTCTACACTTCCACCATCCATAAATGTTGCCATAAATAATCCACCAATTTTTAAATTTGAACTCACATTATTTAAGAAACCATCCAATTTCTTCTTATTTTCAAAGAAATAATGTATCGCAAATAAACATGTAATAGCATCAAATTTATCAGCACCCTTACCCACTATATTCTTATAATGTTCTTCATATCTCTTATTATCTTTTTTCATTAACATTCTTAATAATTTCTTACTTTCTTCATCCATTCCCGCTTCACCAGTTCTAATATCTAAAGTACAATCACCAACAGCAAATGCTATATCTGGAAACTTAATCTGTTCTTGTCCTCTCTGTTTAAATGAACGTCCATATTCTTTAACTACACGAGAATAAGCACCATTTTTAGCATTATAAATATTATCTTTAACTATATCAATACCTAATACGAATTTTAATCCAGCACTTAACCAACGATGTAAATCACTCGCTTGACCACATGCCATCTCTAATACACTTCCGCCTTTCTTAATTTTTGAAAATAACATATCATTTATACATATATTATGAAATGTAATCATATTATATGAAAGTAATGTTTTTCTAGGAATAGAACGAGAATAATAAATATCATCTGCTTCTAATTTCTTCGCCTCTTCTAAATCTTCACCATCTTTCATATTAATTCTTCCAGTAATCATTTCTCGTGAAATAGGATTATTAATAGAACGCCAAATATTAACAGCAACAACTAATGAATTTGCCGTTTTAGTAAATATCCCCTTCTTATAAATCTTCGTTTTATCCTCTCTAACTCTAATCGGTTTCCATTGTTTCTCTTCCATATCAAATCTAAATTCAACAATTGTCTCATCATCAATTTTATCATTATTTTCAGCACGAATTTCACCTCTTTCATTGAAATTTAAATAACTATGTTCCATATCATTTATATAATACATTTTTGGTCTAAATAATACTGGAACATAACCTTCTTTTTGTAATTCATATTGTTTCTTACTATATCTTCTATCATATCTTAATTTTAATCCTTCATCAATACTAATTTCATTAGAACTAATAGGATTATCACCAACATATAAACCAATTTTCTTATAAATAATTCCATTTTTTTTAATATCGCCTACAAATTTAACTAAGAAATCAATTGTATTCTGTTCTGTTGGTTTCCATTTAAATAATCGTTCCCAACTATTATTCTGTGTAATAGGTACAGGTAATGATGGATAAAATGAATATACCGCCAATTTAGCAGGTGTGAAAATTAATCCATCAATATCATATGGAAAATTAGTTGGATTATCTAATATCTCTCTACAATCATTTAAAATTTTATCACTATATCTATGAACCTTAACTATATATTCAACATTACATTTAGAAACATCTAAATAATCCTTTATTTTAATCATCTTCGAATTTCTCGAATTATCACCAATTAATGGTAATGATGTTACTGATTCACTATTTATAAAATATATATCAAATGAAGCAAATAAATTTTTATTACTTCCATCAGTTCTCTTATGACAATCTATATATTCTCCATCAATTAATGAATTATATGCCTCCTTTTTTGCTATTATTCCCGTTTCTTCTACCTTTAATGAACTTCTAATAATAAATACTCTGCCAATATTATTAATATATATTAATACTCTTTCACCATCTGCTTTTTCAGTAACTACATAATTTTTTAATATAGATACCGCCCCATAATCATCAGGATTATTTAAATTTGTTTTTTCTAATGTAATAGGTTTAGGTGTTAATAATGGAACTTCATTAAAATATGGCGGAATTGTCATTTGCGTTTTTACTAATTTCGTATAATCATTTAATACTTGCGTTTGTTGTTTCTTTGTTAATAATATATTTGTCATAAAGAATGATTTTAAAACATTGATAATATTTTCTAAAATTAATTGTCTATTATCATTTTTAACTATTAATTTAAATTCATAAATTCTATTTGCTGTTAAAATTTTGGACTTCTTTAAATCATTAACAATCTTATTATTCGTTTTAATCATCATTCCAACAACTTCGAAACCATTACCTATATCATAGCGAAATCTCTTAATTAATTTAAAAGTTTTCATCATTTTATTAAAATCAGGGACTTCATCAATTTCCTTACGATTATTAATATCAAATTCTAAATTAATATCAAATAAATTATTAACAACATCATTTTTAACATTTTCTAATAATTCCCATTTATAATTTAAATTTAAATGATTATTGGAATTACAATATTTTATAATATTTGCTATTTTAAATATTTTTAAAACTTTATCTTCACTCATAACTTCAAGAACTTCATCTTCAATAACTTCTTTATAATTATTTCTAAATACTTTCGCAAAATTATTGAATTCCATTTCAGTCCAATCTGTATAATTATGAAATTTTATAGAGACCTCATTATTATCATTAATATAAGATTTTATATCATTTAAAATCTTGAATATCGGGTCTGTGCTTGACAATTCCATTTTTATTTATTACCTATTAATTAATTATAAATAATAATTGTCATTTTTTTATATTATTATAAAAAATGATTTAATTATTAAATATTAATAAGTAATAAGAGATGTCAAGTGATTTATTTATTCCAATTAAATTTAAGACTAATGTTATTCTCTTACCTAATGAACTTGACCTTGATTTTGAAAAAACACTTCTAAAAAAAATTAAAGATAATTATGAAAATATTTGCTCTAAATATGGATATATCAAAAAAAATTCTATCAAAATTATTAAAAGAACTATCGGTTTAATCAAAAATCAACATTTTAATGGTAATACTTCATTCTCTGTTTTATGTCTTGCTGAAATCTGTAATCCAATTCAAGGTTCTATTATTAAATGTAAAGTCAAAAATATTAATAAAATGGGCGTTTTAGCAGAAGGTTATTATGATAATATCCCTATTCTTGAAATTATTATTCCCTCCAATTCTGCTGGTATCAAATCAGAAATTAATTTAGAAACTCTCGTTAAAGGTCAAGAAATTAAAATCGAAGTCTGTGGTAAAAAATATCAATTATTCGATAAACATATCTCTATTATTGGACGTGCCATTAAAAATAAAGAAGAATTTATTAAAAATGAAATTAAAACTGATTATGATGATGAATTAAATCCAAATACTAATGAAGAAAATGATGATTTCGATATCTATGAAGAAGAAATAGATGATAATGATAAAAGTGAAAAAAGTGGCGAAGAAGATGAAAGCGACGAAGAAGATGATGATGATAGCAAAAAAAGTGATATAAATCAAGATGAAGAATATTTTTCAGAAGGTGGTGAAGAATTTAATGATGAATTAGAAGATTTTGATAATGATTTTAAAGATGATTAATTTAAATACTTAAATCTATTAATTTTAACTCCTTTCTCAAATATTCATTTTCATATTCATTATCTTTCATATATATATCATATATATATGATTTTAATGAGATAATTTCATTAACATTTATAAAAATTTTATTTTCATTTATTCGTGCTTTGTTAATTAATTCGTCAAATTTCTCATCCAAACTTATATAAAAGTTCGGCATTATTATTCATTATAATTTATATCAAAAATCAATTTTTTTTCATTTTCCTTTATTTTTATGTAAAATTAAAAAATGATTTAAATAATCCATTTTAAATTTTATTAATGATTAAAAAATTTCTTCCTAATAATAGCTGTTTCAATATATCAACTGAAACTTTTAATGGTAAAGAACAATCCCCAAAAGGTCTCGGTTATTCTGCTGTCGCTTATAATATTGGTTATGAAATGAATGGTAAAGATGGTCTCATTTGGTCGGTTCAAATGAAAAATAATAAAAAAGTTTGGTTTCGTAAAAATGGTATGCTTATTGTAACTCACGAAGAACCATTAATTACTGAAATTATCGAAATTAAACCATCTTCAACTTCACAAGAAATTAAAGAAGAAATTTTAGAAGAAAAAGAAATACCAAAAGAAGTTAAAAAAACAGATTATAATATATTTTATAAATATTATACTAATAAACTGAAAGAAGAATATAAAAAAAATGGAATTAAAAAAGAAAATAATATTATTAAAAATGAAACTATTGCTGAATGGAATAGATTAAAAAAAAATAAAAAAGAATTAGATTTATTAATGATTTCTATTAAAAAATAAAACATAAATCATTATTAAAGAGATGAGTATATATGAAAAATATAAAATTTCAGTTCAAAATGATAATCTTTCTTTTAATTATAATGATATAAAAATATTTGAATTAAATTCAAATTCTAATTTTTTTAAATTTCCCATAAAATCTCCATCTTATCTTTTTAATGATAATTCTGGTCTTTCCTTCGATTCAAATAATAATTCTATTACTCATACTGCCTCTTGTAATATATTTACTAATGATTTAATTATTAAAGGTACATTAAAAGCATCTTCTTTTCCATCTAATGTTCTCATCCTCGATGAAAATAATAAAATTAATAGTTCTTATCTTCCCTCTATTAATAATTTTATCGTTTATAATACTAATTCTATTGCTATCGGAACTTCAACTCCTATTGCTAATATCCAATTAGATAATGGTAATGCCTATTTTAATAATTCAAGATTTGGCATTGGTACATATCCCTCTTACTATTTTCATCTCAATAAAGTTGATACAATGCCTCTACAACCAGCATTCGTTGTATCTAGCAATTCTAAACATATTATAGATATATATAGTGAATTAGGTACTATTATTATTAATAATGATGGTTCTCCTATTGATACTAATGCTAAATTAAATGTTAATGGTTTATTAAAAGCAAATGAAATTAAAACACCATTTTTAACAACTACTGATAATTCTACTATTATTAATAATGAATTATTTATTAATAAATTAAATTCATTTCAATCTTCTATTATCATTAATAGCAATATTGATTTAATTTTAAGTAATAATTCAATAGGTTCTCTAAGTTCAAATATTATCAATCTTAATAAATCAGTAGATTTTTTTAATAAAAATATTACTTCCAATTCTAATCTTATTCTAAATTCTTCAAATACTATTATAAATAATCTCTTATCTTCAACTATAACAACTTCTAATATAAATATCTTAAATAAAGATGCTCTAACCTCTAATCCCTCCGCAGAAAGTGTTATGGATTTTAGAGGTAAAATACGATTATTTAATGATACCGAAAATGTTATTATAAATATTTTCTCTAATGATTTACAATTATTTATTATCACTAAAAATAATAAATTATATTCATATAATTCTAGTGAAATATCTCTAATTTCTTCCAATTTCTTTTATGATACTTTTAAAGCTAAATATAATTTTTATGCTTATACTTATAATAATAATTTATATCTTAATGGAAATCTTATTTTACAAAATACTATTATTAGAGATTTTGCTATATCTCCTTTAAATTATATCTTTTATCTCGATAATTCCGGTGCTGTTTGTTCTACTAATACAACAACTATTATTAATAACTTTATAAATCTTCGTAAAATTGAAACTTATTTAGATAATTCTTTTATCGTCTTAACAAATGATAATAAAATTTATTATTATTTTAATAATATTTATTCTCCTATTACTCTTACACCTAATTTAATTATCGAAAATATTGCTTCTGGTGATGATTATACATTACTTCAAACAAATCAAGGTTTATGGTCTTTTGGTGCTAATACAAATAATTTAACTTTTAAAAAAGGTTATCCAACATTAGAAACAAATCCTTCAATAGCACAAAAAATTAATTATTTTAATCAAATTCCTAAAATTAATTCTATTAAAGTTAATAAAAATAGTTCTATTGTATCAGACATTAATTCTAATATATATATATTTGGTAATATTAATAAATTATATCAATCCCAACAAATTTTTAAAATTAATATTTCCAATGTTTTAGATTTTTGTTGTGATAATAATTCTACATATTTATTATCATATTTTAATGATTTATTTAGTCTTGATAATAATAATATACCATTCAATATTAATCTAAATAATGATTTCTATGGAACATCCATTAAATCAAAAGGTTCAATCGTCATCGGTGGAAACTATTTTTATAAAAATAATCCTAAATGTAGTCTTTTAGTACAAAATTTCGTAGGTATTGGAACTAATATTTCTTATAATCCTAATTATTCTATGATTATTAATGGTAATATTAATATTATTGGTTCTATTTATAATAATGATGTCCTATTCTCAGGTAATAATTCTTCTATTTCCTTTTGGAAAAAAAATGTAAATGATATTTATTTTGAAGGTGGTAATTTAGGTATTGGTATTGTTAAACCTTTAACACCTCTACATGTAAATGGTAATGCTACATTTGAAAGTAATGTAATTATAAAAGGAAAATTAATATCAAATGATTTATCTCCTTTTATTATTAATAATTCCAATAATATATATTTCAGAGGTAAAGTTGATGTTAATTCATTAGAAATAAATGACGGAATTTTTAATATTAATTCAATTATTCCAAATTCTAATCTCTTATATAATGACAATTTTCATCAATTATTAGTTACCTCAACCGCAAATACATCATATTTTAATCCAATTATTATTAATGAAAATTCATCTATTATTGTCAATTCCTATTATACCCTCGACAATATTAATAATAATAATAATAATTCTAATGTTTTTATTTATAAATATATTAATAATAATTGGATTAAATATCAAATAACAGATATAACCACTAATGATATTTCATTTGGACAATCATTTGCTATCTCTAAAAATGGTTCTAATATATTTATAGGTGCTTATAAAGATAAATTAATATCTGGAACACAAACTGGCGGAATTTATAAATATTATTTTGATAATCTCAATAATTTAATTAGAGACCCTAATAGAATTATAAGTATTAATCAAAATACAACTTATAATTTTATTGGTAAAAAAATTAATTGTTCTGGTGATGGTAATATACTTATATCAACTATTTCTAATAATAATTATAGAATATATATTAAAAATATTAAAGAAAATATTGACACTATTCTAGATTTCATTTC